TCTAGAAGAACCAGAGGAAGTCCGTCGGACGCGGCCGAGAAGTCCGAACTCGCCCAGTGGTCAGGACCTGCTCCGTCGACGCTGCGAACCTCATCGAAGACGTCCCGTATGTGACCGACATCAGGTTTAAGCCCTAAGAGCCGAAAAGCAGGTATCTGACGGAGCGCCTTATGGTACACCTTTTGCCAAGCCGTTGTCTGAACGATCAAGGTGAGCTCGTCGACGGTAATCACCCGGAGCTTCAAAGGTTCTTTGACGCCCACGACGCGACACCATGGCGTCTCGTCCACCTCAGCTTCGGTGAGCATCCAACGAATAACCATCTCTCTCTTCGCTTCGAGAAGCGGCCAGCGCTCTAACTCGCGATGCTCAGAGGAATGATAGGAGCCGACGACCTCATACTCAATGACGGGACCGACATGATTGTCTGACCAGTCCTCACGATAGGCCATCCAGGCTGCCGAAAACCTGTTCGGGGCGCGCGCGCGATTCAGATAGTCTGAGTGCGACCGTCGATCACGGTTGAGCCGCAAGCCAGATACGGTAATCCAGCCTTCGGCGGTCATGACAACAGCCCCGGCCAGAACCTTCGAGCGCCACTTAACCTTCCCCGACTTCTTATCGAGGAAGACTTCGGCCACCCCGGCGAGGAGCTTTACGTCGAGCGGATTCTCAGGGTCGAAGAGCGGTTCCTGGGGCCAGAGCCCACATTCAAACGGGTGAGTCATATCCAGAGTTTCCCCCGACATATAGTCCCAGGATCGGAGAGGAGCTACAATTCCATCTTCACTCACTCTCACGCGACACCCGTCTTCGAGACAGTCGTACGGGCCGGGTCCCCCGCGGCAATGATAGTACATCGCGGCCGAGACACCACCCGCCTCGCGGCCGACTCCCAGTTCTGCCGAGAGCCCAAGGCTCATTTTGGCTGTCTTCCTGATTGCTGACTCGACACTGACCGACCGGACAGTCTTGTCTAAGAGCTCCATGAGCGGCTCAACCGCCTCCATGAAGCTCGAGACGTCGGCTGGCAATGCTGAAGCCTCGGTCGAAACGCCCTTCGCGTGTTTCGTCAGGGCCGCACCTTGCTCGGCGTCAGTCATAGGTCGAGAGGCGTTCTTGAGATTCCAGAGAGCGCCCCACAACGCCGTCGTTTTACGTGTGGGCTTTGACGGCATGCGAGATCTCATAAACCGGCGCCAAGGGCCGGAAAACTTTATCCCGCTGTTCGCAAACTCCGGCTTCAGTCCCATAAATGAACCTCGGTAGTAAGCGGAAAGCTTTTTTATTCCCTCAAGGTAAGACCTTATATCCGCGCTAGTTGCGGACAGGATAGCTTCTACGGGCGGCCTAGTACCCGGAACGGAGTCCGTTCTCAACTTGGATCTGTCAAGGACAGTCCTGACGTGTGCTCCAACACGTCCCGAATAAGCGGATGTACATCTGTACGGTAGCTTATTCATCTGAAGTTCCACTTCAGTCACTCCAACCCTCCAGGTTGGTACTCGCAATGTCTTGTT